AGGTGCTGATTTCAAACTGAAGATCAAGAAGGTTGCAGGATATTGGAACTATGATTCTTCTGAGTTTGCATCTGTATCTACTCTTGGTGACTTTGATGATGATCAACTAGAAGCGGTTTATGCTAAGACTAATTCTCTAGTTGCTTTCACCGAACCATCAAACTTCAAAACATATGAAGAACTTCAGAAACGTTTGAACACGGTGTTGAACACTAAGAAACAACCCCGTGTTGACATGGAGACTGAAGAGAATGAACTTCAGGATATGTCTGAGGGTCGTGGATTTAATTCACCTGACATTACAATGTCTGCTCCCAGTCGTCCTTCTACGCCGGAACCAGTTCGTGAAGAAGTTAAACCTCGCGAATCAACTGACGATGATGATGCACTGAGTTTCTTCGCAAACCTTGCTGAGTTTGATGACTAATAAGAAGGGGGTCTTAGGACCCCCTTTTTTTATACTGGTTCAGAAATTCTATATCCGTCGTCAGTTATTTTATATTGAGTATCGTAAGCTAATAGAGATTCAATTTCAGATTCCATAATTTTGGCACCTATTCTGGTTGGAAGATAGATTATTTTTTTCAATTCATTTAATTCATATTCATATTCTCTATTAGTAACTTTTGTTAGATTTTGTGAGGCAGTAACAGTTTTAGTAATTATTGAATTTTCAATTATTGTACCGTTAGAATCATACTCTGCATAATCTATGTATGTAAAAGACCATTGATCATATGTATTAGTTTCTGAATTAAAAATCTTTGGAAAATATCCGCCAGTATTCTGTTGAGTACTGTTGGTAAACAATTCAATTACGTTACCACCTTCTAAAACAATATTTCCAAAACTATCTTTTACATCATTGGTCTCCCAGTGTCTTGGGTCATCAGACTCAGTACCATATTTGTTTAGTATAAAAGTATCTAGTTCATCACCATCTAAAGGCCACTCTGTATTCATGTTTGTTATATTGTTCAATAATAAAATTGTCCAGAAAAATCTTGGATCTCTATAAGCTTTAAATGATAAAGAGTCCGGTCTTTCTCCAGGTAAAATTGTATATTGTTTAGAAGAAGCGTATACTGCATTGAAACTATCTCTTGATCTTACTCTACGAAATAAATTTTTAGATAGTTTAAATTTACCAGCTATTTTAAAGTCTGGATATAAAAAATTTGGTGTTGAATCAAATAACATTAGAAACCTCCATTGAAAACATCTTGATTTGTGATAATAGACATTTCACCAAATGACATCGTTAAATTATATGCAATTGGTTGAGGTTTTCCATTAGACATTCTAGTTGCCCATACGCCATCTGGTGTATATTGTACTGAAATATTTTTACATACACATTGTTTCAATCTTGGTAGAGATTCTATTTCACTACCTTGACATTTCCATTTTAAGTTAAAAATATTTGGGACAGTTAACCATCTTTCTGTATTTTGACTACTCTCTCCTCCAAGTGCAGTCTCGTTATCACCTTTTTTTACAACTAAATCTGGAGAAAGTACATCAACTATTCCACCAACATTTTGATCACTAAGGAAAAAATTAGAAAATCCTGGCATTACATTTGCACGAAGCACTCTTATTATTCTTTTAATTGATTTTTGTTCTCTCTCATTTCTAGGAACAAGTTTCCAATTAAAATCAAACTGTCTCAATCCAACTCCCTGAAATACTTGCTGCATATATGGATTAGCAATTTTACCAGCAACATTTTGCGATAATGCATTTGGGTCAACACCAATTTTATTCAACATGTTTTTAATCATTCCTATCTTTCCTGCTTGGGCAGCAAGTTGGATTGCATCTGTTACATTTTCAGTATCACCACCAATTGCATTGTTGATTGCTTCAGCACCAAATCTTCCTAGTGCTCCAACTGATTGATCTGACCATTGTGGACCATCTGTATAAGAAATATTATCTGGTATTGGTAATAATATTTTACCAGTCGATGATGTAGTAGTTGCTTTACTACTGAAAAAATCTGCTTGAGGTTTTACTGGTGTAGATGATCCACCACTTGCTGTTTCTTGTGGTGTAGTATTAGACTGAACTTGAGTACTCGGTGTAAATCTTCTTATACTTCTTTCTTCAAATTGTATCATCTCTAATTCTAGATAGTCGAATGTGTCGGCTATATTAGCCGGCCAATATAGATCACCGCTTACTACATCATTCTTATAACTTTTACTTGCTGCGGTCATAAATATTTCTATGATTATTCCTATAGCTATATATGAACACTTTGAAGGGAAAATACATTCCTAAAAATTCTGCCAAGTATAGAGGGGACTACCGTAATATTATTTATAGATCTTCATGGGAATTAAAATTCATGAAGTACTGTGATGGTAATCCTAGTATACTTGAGTGGGGTAGTGAAGAGATTATTATTCCTTATAGATCACCACTTGACAATAAGATACATAGATACTTTGTTGACTTTTATATAAAGGTTAAGGATGTTAATGGAAACATTCAGAAGTATTTGATTGAAGTTAAACCAAAGAAACAGACTAGAGAACCTAAGGTTCAAAAGAGGATGACTAAAAAATATATCTATGAAGTTACTGAGTATGCCAAAAACCAAGCTAAATGGACAGCGGCAAAAGAATTTTGCGATGATAGGAATTATAAATTTATGTTAATCACAGAAGACGAACTCAAAGTATGAGTATCTTTCAAGAGATAAAAGAACTAGCTGGTAATGAACCGAGATCATATTCTTGGTATCGTGATGCAGTAAGAATGAAATTTCAATCAGGTGATCTGTATTCAGATATGTCTGAGATGGAGGAGTCTATGATACCGACTCCAGGTGAACTTTATATGTTTGAATATAAGGCAACATATGCTGCAAAGTTGAAATTCTATGATGAGTTTCCACTCGTTTATGTTCTAAGTACAGGTACAAAATTTTTTGGTGCTAACTTACATTACCTAAGACATAGGTCTAGGATGAATGTAATACTAGGATTAGAAAATGGTAGAGCTAAATTTCCTAAACAATGTTATCACCATTATGTTGTAGCGGGACTAGAAACACCTCTTTATAAAATAAATAGAGAAGATTATAAAACATCAATCTTTCTTCCTATTGAAAGTTTTGTTACTAGAAAGAATAATATGTATCAACAATATAGTAAATCAGCAGTCTGGGGAGAAACTTCTCAATGAGTAGAATATCTGGCGCAACGCCAATGTCGAACTATTCGACATTTAAAGAACAATTTAAAAGATCTGGTTACAGTGCTAGTAACTTCTATGATGTTATTATTGAACTGGAGGGTAACCCAAAACTAGTTAGACAACTCTCAAGAGATGACGAGTTTGACTTACAACCATCTAAGAATTTACTTAGAATATATACTGATGAAGCTAGTATTCCTGGACTTCAAATTTCTACTGGTGATTATAGAATTACTAACACCCCAAATTTAAAGTATGCTTATGGTGCAGTGTTCAGTGAAATGGAACTTTCTTTTATGATGGATTCTGATTCAAGGATCAAAAGTATATTTGATCTGTGGACTAATTGGATATATGGTTACTCAAATCAAATTACAGATTTCCCAAATTCAATTGAAGATATTCTTAGATCATCAGCGCCACAGAAAAATTTTAGAGCAGCATATAGAGATGATTATACATGTGACATAATAATTATAAAGTATGAAAAATATATGAATGGTAAGAAAAATAGTGAGGAACCAAATAACAATTCTTTAGCTTATTCTTTACGTGATATAATACCAGATATTAGAGACAAAAAAAGTCTAATGAACTCTGGATTTTATAAGGCTATACCAGTACATGCTGTGAAATTATTTAATGCTTTCCCATCAAATATAGCATCAATTCCGTTAAACAGAGAAGAAACATCTATATCAAAACTATCAGTTTCTTTTGAGTATGAAACTTATACAACTACAACATTCAATGGTGACTCTGTATCAAACTTTAGGGATCCTATAAACGGAGGTGGAGAAGGAATAGATATCTTAGATGCTTTGTTGGGACTTATTCGCTAAGTAGTGTATAAATACTTCCGATAGTATTCTACATTATAAGGAGTTGTAATGGCTTTACCAAAACTTTCTACACCAACATATGAGTTGGAGATCCCATCTACTAAAAAGAAGATTAAATATAGACCCTTTTTAGTTAAAGAAGAAAAAATTCTTCTACTTGCTATGGAAACTGAAGATGAAAAACAGATGGCAAATGCAGTCAAAACTATTTTGTCTAACTGTATTCAAACTCCAAAATTTAAAATTGATGATCTTGCTTTATTTGATATT